TGACTCATAAAGTGGCTTAAACAACCTCTGATGCCCTTTTTTGAAAAAAAAAATCAAAAGAAGTTTTAAAAGAAAGGGTTGTTTGTAGTAGTAGTGCCTCTATTGGATTTAGGCGAGCCAAATCAATATTGTTAGATAGTGTGTATAACTTATTAATAACCTTGTATCAAGTTTATATTTAGTTGTATAATACAAATAACTTATTAAAGGATAATCATGGCAACTAAACTACCAGGTAATTGGAAACCCACCAAAACAAGGGCAATGGAATACCTCATTTGTAATCCAGGTTCAACAATGCAATCTATCGCTGACCAAGTAATGGTGTCTAAGGGGACTATACAGAATTGGCTTAAAGACCCAGAGTTCGTAGAAGTGTTTTATCAGAAGTATATGGTGACATTTGGGGCTAAACTCCCTTCTGTTCTCAATGCTATGATACGTGAAGCAGAAGCAGGAAACGTTCAAGCAGGTCGGTTAGTCTTGGAACACTCAGGGAAACTCATCAAGAGAGTTGAAGTAAATAATATGCAATCCCCCTTTGAGAAATTCCTCGACGTATCGGGAGAGGTGGTTGTAGAGGTAGAGGATGCCGATTATGAAGATATTATCGCTTTACCAGAACGACCAATAGTCCAACATAGGTCTAAAAAGAAACTAAAGACAGCTAAAGATATTGCAAGGACTCATAAATTGAAACAGGAAGCAGGAAGATGGCGGGTAAGAGCAAAAAGAGTCGGAGTCCCAGCCCCTTCAAATGGAAGACAAACTAATATTCAACGCCAAGAATGGCTCGAAGCAATAATCGCAAAAGAGAAAGAAATGGGCATTTAAACGCACTTGTAGCTGTTATCAAAAAAGCGATGTGGCTCAAATGACGTTTAAATAGCGTTTTTGACATATCCACCCTCACAAAAGGGCTTATTCAAGAAAAAGGCATTATACTTAATTAGTGCCTCTTTTCCCCACCGAGGAGAAAGTGCATTTAAAGGCGTTTCCTACGGGATGTCGAAAAGGCGATGCGGATATGGGGTAAAAACGCACTACAACCGCCTTTAAATCAAGGGGGGTATAGTATTTTTTTAAATACCCCAAAGTAGGGGGGGGGTATGGTATATATATACATCAGCTACAACCGCCTTTAAACAGCGATTTTAGGTCAAAAGGGGCTAAAAAGTGCATTTAAAGGTGTTTTGAGCCATGTCGCCTTTTTGACTATACCCCCCAAGCAAAAACATCAAATAACGACGTTATATGCACTTTTTGTGCTTACCCTATAGTCAAAAATCAGGGGAGGGGGGTGAATTTTCTACATACATATATACTAACGTATATATAGATAGAGAAATACTATAGTTGGAACTATTTATGCCTATTGTTTGTATATAAAGAACATGGCATTGTTTTAAAAGTTATAGTTATATCAAATTTTTATTGAATCATCCATCTCCATTGATTCGGGGATTAATTGGCAGTAGCAAAATTCTTTACATATACTCCATCCTGAACCTGGCATCCCTCTCGACTCCCATCCATCCCAAGTATCTACTTGCCCTGCCCTACTAACACAATCGGGGCATGTATTCTTAGATACGGCAATCCATCTTAGCTTTCTCCCCACTTCTCCTTGTCTGCGGAAAGCTTGGTTAATGCCTCCGACAACTCCTCGCTTAATTGAATTGCGGAACTCCCCGAAGATACGCCCGTGTCTGTTAAGGTCTTGGCTAAGAATCCCAATAATTGATTGTTCGCTAACACCACCTCGTCTAAGTCGCTCCACTTCTTGTCCAAGTCGCTCAGTGAAGATTCTAATATCAAAAGATAATCCAAGAGCAACCCAAAGTAATACATCTCTGTCTTTGTCATCCATTTTCTCCTTTTCTGGCATAATACTCCCTATTTGAGCGGTGTTTTTTTGTGTAAGGCTTTTCTAATCGCTTTAAAAAAGTTCTTTGTAAGCTTTGTAGCATCTTTTGACCCAAGTTTCATAGATAGGCTTAGGAAATCCCTCGCAGGTCTATTTTTACCAGACATGTTAAATGCTTTTGCAAACCTACTATTAGCTGTTTTGCCACTCGTTAAGTGGTGAATACCATAAGAAAGCATTTCCATTGACTTTCCTTTAGCCTTAATACTCTTTCTAAGGCTTCCCGTATGGACTAATGGCTTGGCTGATGAGGTTTTTGTTCTTCCAGATGCGGGTGATTGCCCTTTTTCTCTAATTTCTCTCGTAGATTGAGCTAAAGGCGTGAAATTACCGCTATCAATCGCTTCTTTTGCCCTTCCTGACGACGATACTGCCACACGAGTTAGGTAATTATCAATCAATGATGGCATAGTTAATGCCAATTTCCCAAAATCAACCCTTGCTTTTATCTTCAACTGCATCCCAAAAGTCCTTTCCGAGCTGTTTTGCCTCTAAATACTTATCTTCGTTGCCGAGAATAAATTGTTCAACCATTCTTTCACCCCATGCAATAGGGTCTTTGATGATTTCTTCTATGTCTCCGCTAAGACTGATTTCCAAATTGTTTATCTTGTCCAGTTTCCTTACGGAATTGATTAAAAATTGACTGTTTGTTTTCTTTGTCATTTTCTTCTCTGTTTGCATCAATTATTCCTTGTGCTTGTGCTTCATTTAAATCCTTATTTCCCCTTACCATGATTTTGGCACGTGTAATAAGGTTCTGTTCCAAGTCAAATGTATCTCTTAGTATTTGGTCTTGGACTGTTGTTGGGTATTCGACTTCTTCAAAATCCACGCCAAAATCTTCAGATAAAATAATACCATTATATTCCGCAATAACTTTTTCAACATCATAAAAGTCTTTTTCATATAGCCTCCACATTGCAATATCGTCAAAATAATCCTCTTTACGTTCAAGGTCTTTAATCATTAAGGAGATTCCCGATGGAACTTCGCCACCTGACTCTGCCCATTGAATCCATAAGTGATTATTAGAAGCGATTAGTTCAATTTGAAACTTGATATTCTCAATAGCCTCTGATATATTGCCTTGTGGCGATGTTACATGGTATTCACCATCTTCACCCATATCTAAGATTGTATTTGAACCCGCACGCATCATTTCTTGGTCTGCCCTAAGACCCTTAACCCAGGGTTGCCCAAACATATTGAATCTCAACCCAAGATTCATCTCTGTAAGCCCGATATTTACTTGCTCGTTGCAATTTACAATATCGGATGCACCTTCAACAATGAAAGAGTCTATTTGGTCTTCTCTATGCGTGAAAACAAAAGGTAATACGCCATAAGGGTTATCCTTTTCGCTTACAATATCCCCACTCTCATTAAGAGTGGCATATTTTTCATTATCCCAATACTCCCATTGCATTGCATCCGCATTAGATAGGTCTGATGTCTTATTTAGGAGGGGATAAATGATTGCTTCGGGCTTAAATGGGTCTGTTCCAAAGTATGTTTCAAAGTAATACAAAGGTCTGTAGTCAAATTTTCCATCTCGCCAATACACTCTATTAGCGATAGTGCCTACAAGTCGAGTCATTCTCTCGATATGTTTCATTCTTACATCTTTTGTCGGGATTAGGCTATTATAAATTTCTGTTGTATTACCCGTAGTTCGATTCGCACCCAATGTATAGATTCGACTAATCTTATTAATAAATTTTCGAGTAAAATTAGTCAAAGAGGGTGGTATCTCTCCAAAAGCATCTCCACTAAAGTAACTTTTTATATAATCATCTGTCGAAGTGCCTGTATAATAGTTTAAATATTTACGAATCTCCTTCCTGCGACCATGAGCCTGATGTAATTTTACTTCAGTGAGTTTATCTTTTATTAATTGGTTTATCATCTTTGTATTTTCCTTAGTTGATTATTTTTCATTGGGAAGCGATTGGTAATAAAATATCTAAAAGCATCGTTTCCGTGGTCATGGTGTCCGTCTTTTATTGGTTCTTCTTTAATAGGCTTTCCATCTTCTGTCTCTGGATAGCGATATTCCTCAAAATCTTGTATAACATCCTTACATTTTTTATCTACATGGATTCTTCGTGTCCCATCCGCACTTGAGAAAAATCCACGAACATAGGAGACACTTGCAATTATATTACGACTCATTCTATCTCTCATGCAAAGAATCCTGATTCCGCTACGTCTAAATATCTCCATATCACCTGCACCAGACTGTCCCTGAACACTCGAACCCGCAGGGTCGCCATAATAAGAAACAATAGGATAGCCCTTAGTTTTAATCATTTTAATCAAATCCTCGGTTTTAATATTTTCTTTATGTAAAATAGAATCAAATACCCTAATATGCTCTACATTGCCTATAAATTCTGTTTGTGCAAATATGACAGCAGGCATCCTATATCCAAAGTCAATAGAACAATAAGTAGGTAAATTGGGGTCATAAGGGAAATTACCAGTATCTATGCCCCTATCAAAGTCCCACACCTTCCCCTGGAAGATAGAAAATTCTGCTCCAAATTCCTGCCCAAAGAGTGCTTTTGACATATTCCGTTTACGCTCAATAATAGCAGGGTCTTCTAAACCAAGAGGAAATTCATGCTGATTTACCCACGATGGAGCAGAGTGACACGCCCACATAGGGTCATGTTCCCCTAACTTGTATAAATCATAAATCCAATTCCTACCTTCGGGGGTAGTTATAAAAATGACCTTTCCTTTGCGACCTGCAACTGTAGGGGATAAATACATATCCCATATTTTCTTATTCATCTTTGCAACTTCATCTACCACTAAGAGGTCTAATCCCTCGCCAACAAGAGAATCAGGATTGTCTGCCGACATTCCCTCTACTGTTGTCCCCCACTTAAATTCAATGAGCATATCTTTTTCAGATGAGCGTTTGATGTCTTCAGGATGCCCAACAACCATCTTTTGCCAAATCTCACGAAAGATAAGACGAGCTTTCCTATATGACATACCGACAACCCAAATGCGTTTATTAGGCTGAGATGCGACATAACAGGCTTCCATAGCACTTGCCCACGTTTTCCCGAACCTACGACCACAGACCATAACATGAAATCTGGCATCTGCTTTTTCAGGA